ATGCTCCATTCTCGCCGAGCATTTAAATAACTTTGAGCAACTTGCTGCTCCTCACTAATATTACCTTTCACCGTAATATATCTCAAACTCTTAAAAATACTCTCAAGAGCTAAAGGAGCTAGGATTTTATTTCCTTCTTCAATAAATTTTCTCTTTAAAAACACAATCTCTTCAATATGTTTGAAGCCACCTGTATTTTCAGTCTTATCTCCAGAAGTACATCTAATTCCTATAGAAGCTAATTTTTCAATAATGGCTTTTACAGTAAAGAACTGAGCTGAGGTTCCATTAACATTATCATCCCCTAACGTCATTAAGGCAACAAATAGTTTAAAGTCCTCAGGCTTTCCTCCTAACATGAAAAAAGCCAACCTCATATAAATAGAATTAACAATAGAATTGATAATCACTGTTAGTGGATGTCCCGAAGGATGACTACCATACAGTCTCATCATATCTCCATTAAAATTAATTATTGGATTAGCCGTATCACATGCTATTCCTAGTTGGATAAGCAAGTCTTCAACTGAAAAATTTTTAGTTGCTTCACAAAGCATATATAATATCTGAAAAGCTATTATAATAACTTTGGCTCTCATGCCTTTATCGTATTCAACATAATCCATATCTCCTAGATTCTCAATGCCAAATTGTGTGATAAAATCATATATTTTCATCCAGTCTGTTGAATAGGGATTCATACCTACAGCACATTCTGTGAGAATGTTATGTTGCATGATTGCAGAAGCTAATGATAAGAATTGTTGTCGGATAACAATTGCATAATCAACTCCACAACCAGAAAACATTCTTACCTTTCCTTTATGAAATTTTTCTTCAGAGATAGCTTCATCTTTTAGACAGGCTTGGTATACTACTCCTGCCCTTCGTTTCTCAACATACGAGCTTTTAATATAGTCAACCTTATCTAATATTTCCTGTTTGGGATATAAACGACCATCAGGTAACTCATCAAAGTACTGCCGTTTTATTCCAGGAAAATGAAAACCTCCAGAAGTATTCATTGGAAGTCTGTTAGCAAAAGAATCATTTGGTATTCCATTTACAGCTTCAATAATAGAAACTGGCCTAACATTTTCTAGCCAAGAAGTATCCTTTAATAAATCAGCAGCATATGCGTTAGCACATCGCTCCAACATTAAACTAGGAATATTCCATGACTGAGATAGTTGTGCCTGAAGGTTTACTACCCATGGATTAATCCACTCACCATCAACAATTGTTGCTTTCATCATTGGAGCAACATATGTTTTAGTGAGATGTAATTCTTCTAGAGCTGTAAAGAATTTTCCTTTACGAGTTCTTGAAATCATGGAAGATCTAACACCAAATGAACCTATTGTTTGAGCATAACCCCCTTTAGGGACATATCTCAGACAGCTCATTGTACTAAATTCTTTCATAGGACTCTTTCCACGAGAACCTGCAGCATAATATTCACCATCTTCAATGGAGAAAGAAGTTCTTACTCCAAATACATGTTTGGACATTGGCGCTGCCAGGAAATCATTTTGTCGCCCAGCGAC